CTTATCGTAACGATCTAGTAAACGGGTTACGGGTTGGGTTCCGATTGGAGCTGGCTTATCTTCAACGCCACTGTATCGGTTAAATTTATTTCTAACTTGATTCTCACTTAATCCAATGCCCGCTCCTTCTGCTGCCAACTCTTTTGCAGTTTCTTGTGGAGTCGCAAGTGACGTACCGTGATTTGTCGTTGCAAATAATTTAATCTTTGCGTCCAGATCTTTCCGCTTTTGCAGTTCAACATTATCTTTTGGAGCTACGTAAGTCGAAGGAAGTGCCATTCGCAGAATTTACTGCAACAACCTTACTTTGTCAATACTGTATCGTTTTGTTGGAAATGTATTTACATTGTGAGTAACCTTTAAATTTTCCCTTTAATATAAACTTTATTATTAACTGGAGTTACATTGATTCTCAAGAAGCAATGTAACTCCGACTAACGTAGGAGTTTATAATAGGGGTATGAAATGCCAGTTTACTCACATTGTAAATACACCATCTTGCAAATAGCGAATTGCAAGATTAGTCGTAGATAACGGATTCGTCGTTTGCCAAAGCGTTGCGGAGCGAAGCAATAGTCGGACGCTGCATCCTGCTTCCGTTATCTTTTTTCTCGAAAGGCTCCACGGCAACCATGCCATGACGCTGCCGCGCTAAGTCGAGACAGAGGAACGCGGCATCCGCTAAGTCGGGAGATCTTCCAAACTTCGATTTGAATTCGATTTTCGATTCGATTTTGACGCGCAGCGACGTTCCTTTGACCAGCTCATAGTTTCTAGCACAGATCTCTTTGGCAAGATCGACATTGATTCCAAACAACTGCTTCGTTCTGATAAGTTCCTTACCGACGAACCAGAGTTCGGATACACGATTTATGTACAGCTCCTCTCCCGTAAGCTGGCTGTTGGCACTCACACGCCTGTCAGACGCTCTGCCGCCGAAGCCGACCCGCAAGAAGGCGGGTGACCACTCTCCCGCCAGAACGTCGCAGAAGGGCGCACCTGCTCCCGTACTGTCCACCGCGATGTTATCGGGCAGAATGCCGCGCTTGAGGCAGTGTTCTTTGATTTGTTGTACAATCTGATACGTTCTTGGAATAGCCTTATTCCTAGCGTCATCGTTCAAGTGGATGGCTTCGCCCAATTCCGTGACAAAATGCCCGTCCTTATTGTATCCGACAAGTCCTGTATAAAGAATCGTTCGGTCACCACCGTTGGTGAACGCAGGATCGATCCCAGCAATCGGAGTCGGTCTTCCCTGCCACTCAACTTTGTGAAATGCCTGACTGCGCGACAACTCCGCTTCGGAGTAAATCCCTTCTGTCTCTTCCGAATCGAAGAAAACGGCGCGAACCATCCGCATATATCCACGCGATGTCTCTCCCAATAAGGCTCTGTCTTCCGCCAGCTTCTCTTCTGTAGGAAGCCAAGAGTACAGTGTTTTACCAGCCAGAATGTTCGGAGAACGCTCGCCGTCCAATCGAATGTATTTGCCTCCCCATTTCGTTTCCCACTCATCATCTACTTGGACATCGATGCCGTCCCAACCTCTTTTCGGTTCTGACCATACTCCAAATGCGTCGAATCGACTATTCGGATTGGACATCCCGATCATCTGGAACTCTGGATTCTTAGACAAGTTAGATAGTCCTGCATTCAGAATGGCTTCGCTTAGTTCAGAAAGCTCGTCTCCAATAAGTATGACCCGCTTCTGCTTGATACCAATGAACTTGCCGATGGCTTCGCGTGTCTTACTCCGCTCCGCTGCAATCAACGAAAGACCAGCCTTCTCGATCAAGTCACCGTTCTCATTGATGTAAGCGACGTTACCAATGGAATCCCGAATCCTGATGGGTGCGTCCTCAAGCACCGTCAGCAAGCTGATCACGGAACCCCATATCCGTTTACGCGCTTCGCGTAGCGTTGTGGACGTTAAGAGTACCAGAGTGTCACGCGGTTGTGCTAAGAAGTTCACAATGCCCCAAGCAGCCATCGTATGCGATTTTCCGCTGGATGCCGATCCTCCGATGGCGAGATACTTATTCCGTATCGCTGCTTTAATCATCCGATCTGCCCACGGATGACGAACCATCAGCTGTTCTGCCATGTCAGGGCGATTCCAAAGCTCGTCACAGATGCGCCAGAAATAATATTCTTTAGCAATAGGCTTTGTATGGTTCGCGAAACCGTACAGCAACGCCGTGATTAAACTCGTCGGTCTGATCTCCAGACCTCCGACATCCATCTTTTTTGTTGTAGGATTGATTCTAGGTTCCAGAACATTTTTTGTTTGCATCAGATTATTTTCAATTATTTGATTATTTTTCTTGTAAAGAATTACATTGTAATTATATCTGATCCCATCTTGAGCAGCAACCCTAAAGAAAACAAACCGAAACGATCCAATCAGGCTAAATCTGTTGAGCTAAAGAAACGTGCGTTGCAAATGTATAAGGACAAATACAAGCAGACGATCATAGCACGCGATCTTGGAGTCCATCTCAACACAGTAGGAGTATGGATCAAGCAAGCAGGGTTGAAGGATGTTCCGATTGCTTCGATGATTCCTAAAGATGCAGCGGGCATGGAGTTCTCCGAAATGCATGATGATGTCTTTGAAGGAAACCCTAATGATCTTACGCACGAAGCGTTAAGGATATTGAAGCACGATGCCGCTCTGGCAGAAGAGAAAGACATTCTTGACATAGCTGAATCGCAAGCCAGTCCAGCGGATAAGTACCAGCACTACATCGCAGCGGCATCGATCAAGCTGTTGCGCGACTCGATGAGCCATCTGCGCGGACCGAGATCTGTCCGTGAACTATCCGAACTCGACCAACTAATCCGACGTAATTTAGGACTCAACTCTAAAAGCTCTGGCGGAACTAGCAATATGCACATCGACATATCCATTCTTAATAATTCAGCCGCCAATAAGAGCGACGGAATTGTTAGAAAGAAAACAACAATAATTGACATCCAACCTGAATCAGAAGAATGATTGAACTATTCTCAAAACGCTTGCGGTTTACAGCTAAAATAGCTATTCAAAATCCGCAAGTAATTTACCAAAAGAAACATGAGAACTCTGATGAAATCTCATACTACGCAGATACAGTTATCGGAGAGTTCTATCGGATAATCCCCACATCGGCGCGAGAAATTGATTTTTTTTCCCGATGCAAGAAGTACAGTGAAATATTTGCCCCATCCATTGGGAATGGTTTGATTGTAAGATGTGATGTTATCGACTCAATTGATCCTCCAGCAAAGAATCTAAAGTGATCATCGGCATCGACAACGGACTCGACGGCGGACTCTGTGCGATCTCAAAGCACAACGGATCGATCATCGAGAAGTTGGCGATGCCTACTTTCCAACGAGCAGGAAAGCGGGAAGTGGATTCAAAAACAATCTATAACTGGATTTTTAACCTGTATACTGAACCCTTAATCGCGATTGAGGAGCCATTGAAACACGCAAAGTCTTCGCAAGCCATGCGTTCGATGGGCATTTCGTTCGGAAAGATTATGGGAATGTGCGAGTCACGCGATCTCAAAGTCAAGCCCATTCAAGTACTGGACTGGCAGAAGAAGATGTTAGGCAAAGTGCCGAAGTCTAAAACAAAAATTTTTGCTTTGCGAAAAGCAAACGAACTTGCGCCTGATGAAGACTGGCGCAAGAACGAACGATGCACCGTCCCACATGACGGCATCATTGACGCTTTCTTGATTGCACAATATACACGATACACACTACTATGAGCAAAATTGATGATATGGTTATGGAACTCTTTGACGGAGAGGGCGTACTTACGGCTGTTGGCTTTGACGACGCATTCGTAGGAATCGGCGTGCAGTTCAATATGCCTGTCGCCGTATACGACTATGCGAAGTGCATCGACATTCTTGCTGAGTCAATGGACTACGAAGAGGCAGTCGAGTACTTTGAGTACAATGTCATCGGAGCATACGTCGGCGAGCAGACTCCAATCTTTTTACGCTACCCAGAAAATTCTTGAACTTTTTTCTTGCGGTTTGGGTTGGGATAAAGTATGAGCTTGTTCCGAATGAAAACACTATTCCCGAAGCAGAAAGAAACTAAAGAATTTTTTGAGAGCCGCATTCGTTGTGGCGGCAATACGTTAGATAGCTCTAGCGTAGGCACAGGCAAGACCGTCGTAGCCGTACATCTGGTAAAGGATTTGGACCGTCCGTTCGCCGTCATCTGTCCGAAAGCCGTCGTCCCTGCATGGGAGCGCGAGTGTGAAGAACACGGTGTGAAGCCACTGTTCGTTCTGAACTACGAGAAACTACGCGGCGGCAAGACTAAATGGTTGGGTAAAGCTGGAAAGAAGATCATGCGCTGGAATCTCCCAGAAGGTACTATTGTACTTGTAGACGAAATCCACAAAGCGAAAGGTCCGTACACTCAGAACGCGCAACTTGTAGTTTCGCTCGTACAGCAGGAGTTTACGGTACACGGAATGTCCGCTACCGCTGCGGAAGATCCGACGGAGATGCGTCCGTTAGGCTACGCGTTAGGACTGCACTCGCTCAATAAGCCAGAGGGAGATTTGAAGAGCTGGTTCTCATGGATGATGATGAACGGATGTTATCAAGATTCATGGGGCGGCTGGAAGTTGAGCAATAAACAAAAACTTGTCGAACTGAATAAGCAGATCTACGGAGTAAGTGGTCATAAACTCACGCCAAAAGACTTCCCTGATTCCTTCCGCGAGAATCGGGTCTTTGTAGAGCCGACGCATTTTTCCGATTGGAAGAAGATCAATAAAGCCTACGCTGATTTAGGTATTACTCCAGCGATCATCGAAGAGTTTATCGAGTTAGGCAGCGTATCAAATAGCGAACACGTACTTGTCAACATACTCAAAGCCCGCCAGCTTGCCGAATCGTTTAAGGCTCCTGATCTGGCGGAGATTGCGGGAGACTATATCAACGGCAAGAACAGCGTTGTGATCTTCGTGAACTTCTCTGACACAGTAGATGCTCTTTGCTTGTCACTACGTTGCCGCAAGATCGACGGACGGCAAACCGCTGCGGAACGACAACTTGCCATCGACCGATTCCAAGCCGACGAAGATCACTGTCTTGTCGTAAACATTGCAGCTGGCGGTACTGGACTGTCTCTGCATGATGTCAACGGCAACCGTCCGCGTATCTCTCTTATCTCGCCCACATTCAATGCAAAAGACTATTTGCAAGTCTTAGGCCGAATACACCGCAACGGAGCAAAGACGGATGCACTGCAAAAAATTCTTGTTTCCGCTGGCTCCATTGAAGAAGTTGTGATGAAATCAATCGGCGTAAAGACGGCTAATATGCAAGCATTACATGGAGCGTAAAAATAAATCAGGAATTATGAAAATAATTCTTGCCAACGTAATTTAGAATTATATTTTGATGACGATGAGTTTTGGAACTGGAGCAGGAAAAGGATGTTTACCGCGAGCGGTAAAGGGCGCGGCGTTTAGGGCGGCGTATGATTCAATCAAGAAACCTACGGGATCGTTGCTTGAGCTAGTCACAAAGTTCGATGATGCGGTAAACGAACGCAACACTGTCCTTATGGAAGAGCTGCACGAACAGATCAAAGCACACCCCTACTACAGAGGAAAGCCATGAAGACCCACCACAAAGAGTTTTTGCTTAACGCAATACAACGCCAGTATCCGCGCTGGCCCACCACTTTTTCACCTTGCATCACTGAAGGGTGCGAAGAGTTCAGCAGGGGCGGTTTGGAATGCCCAAAGTGTCTGGAGAAAGAACTGGCTTTCGGTACTGACGCAGCCACCGCTAAAAAATATATGGAGCTAGTTGCCGAACTGCGACACTTAGAGTATCACATTCTTTTTGATAAACAACAAAACAGCGATGGACTTGATCGAAGTCGGCCCGACCGATAAACGGGTAGACGCGGGTAGATAACCCCGCTCGCTGACCACTTTTATGAGAGAACAATACTGGTACTATGACGAAAACGGACGGCTCCGTTTAAGCCGCTAAACAAAAACACTAAAAACTACGTTTTCACGGAACGGTGAAAACGTCCAATACAGTTAAAACATCCAATATGGATGTTTTAGCACTAAAACAAAAACACTATGAATGAAATACTAATCTTTGCGCTCCTTTGGAGCTTGGGCGTTGTGGGCGTGGTCTACCTATGGGACGCAGCCATTAGACGTAACAACGACGACGACTAAGCATCGTGGACTTACTGACGAGCAAGTACAGCAAACCATAACTATTTATGAACACGAATCCAAATGATCCTAAAGGCGCAGCAGGCGCACTGAAAACACCGTTAGGTTTAATACCACCGTATGCAATGGAGCAAACTGCGTGGGTACACAAGTTAGGTTCCGATAAGTACGGCCCCTACAA